CAACGGACGGCCCGTGAACCGCAATGCACGCCGTCGCACCAAGTGCCGCCGCCAATGAGGGCGCGCAAGCCCGTACTATTCGCCATATACGCCTGGCCGTAACCGCTGCCTAACACATTATGCCACGCCCAGGATGCCCCCGTTGGGTCATGTAACAGTTCAACCAACCATTTCCACACGTTCCCCACCAGGTCGCATATATTTAAGGCACTCACGGCGTTTGCAATGTTCCCAACGGCGGTTCTTGCCTTGTTGGCGGTTGCTGTCCACCCGTTTGTGTTGGAATCATCCAACCCCTGGGGGCTTCCGTCTGCTGCCACGGTAAATTCCATGTAATCCGGCAGACGCTTCCCCACACGCCTTGCCCTTTCCCCTGCAATATACCAGTTAAGGCCCTCCGTACCCGTGATAGGCGTGCCGCAATAGACAGACTGTAATCCATTGGCCCCGTCATCACTGGAAAGGTAGATGTCACCCCATAAAGCGTTCCCCAGGTATACCATGCCGGACGGGTCACATTTAGGGCGGTGCTTCGTTGTCCATACAGAATTGGGGATAATGTCCACACGGGTATTCCCCTCCCATCCGGCACCCCTTACCGCCCCGGATGTATTGATTGGCCTGCCGTATTCGTCCGTATTCCTCACACGGCCATAATGGAATCCGCCAATCTTCCGGGTGTTGGTATCGTCCCATCCCTCGCCGTCCGGGAACGTGGAATTTAAGGAAATCAAATACTGTTCGTCCTGGTCATCCGTTCCCGGGTCACAAATATAGATATAATAATCATTGCCATGTGCAAAATCGCTTCCCTGGTCCAGATTTTCCTTTGTAAGTATGGTTTCCGCCGTCTTGAACACGGACGTTTCACCCACCGCAATCACGCATCCGCCAATGACTGTGATTTCTCCCCGTCCGCTGTACTGGATGTACGCCTTGTCCGGGGCCACAATATCAGAAATGGCCGCCATCTTTGCAACGGTAATCTTCGCCCGTTCATCCAACATATTTTCATCATACACAAATAATCTGCTCACGCTTCCAATTCTCCTTTCATTTCCTCTACTTCCTCCCTGGAAATCCCCATGCGGTCATAGAACGTCACCGCCGCCGGGATGCCGATTTCCGTTGTGCCGATATTCACGGCTTTGGAAAGGTTCAGTGTGGTGTGGGTTGTGGCGTTCTGCTGCCCTGCTGCCGCCTGGCCGCTTCCCGTGCCCTCCCTTGCCGCTTCCTGGCCCTCTGTGGCGGCGTTTTCCGTGTCGGTGGTATGTTTATCCACCTCCACCGTTTCAACGCTCTGTATGGTCGGATAAACCGCCCCGTTTTTGACCCTCTGCCCTGCTGCCGCTTCGGCACAAAACATGATTGTGACCGCCTTTCTGTCCTCTGACAGATTGATGACCGGGCACATAATCCAGTTCTGGTTTTCCAGTTTCGCCACGGCTTCCAACCAATCCGACTTTTTAAGGCTCCCTTTCTTCGCCATCTTGAACGTGTTTACCAGGTCCGACTTTGTTTTGATTACTTTAGGAAATCCTTTCATCCTCTTACCTCACTTTCTTTTTAACTTAATATATGGGTTCCAATATAGTTGCCTATATAGGCCATATTGGCGCACTCACGCAAGGAAACGGTCATTGTATGCCCTGGCGGCATATGGTCCACATTTCCAACGGAAAACGTCCTTGGTATGGGCATCACGGCTTCCATATCCGTTTCCATGATATAGTCCCCGGCTTCCTGGATATGGAAGCCAACGCCGCTTTCCGAAACCGCCGCCGTCTGCACCCTCCCCGTTGTGGTGTTGGTAAGCGTGAGGGTAACGGCTCCCTGGATGCTCTCCAACAGATAGGCTATATAAAGCCTTACCGTCTGTCTTTGTATATAGGCACCCATATAGTTTCCGATATAGCCCCTATCCGCCCCGTCACGCAAGGAAACGGTCATTGTGTGCATCAGGTCCACATTATCAACTGTAAATCTGTTAGGCGTTGCCACAACGCCCCATTTGTTGGTCCTCACGGTATACTCCCCGGCTTCCGTGATGTAGAATCCAATGCCGCTTTCCGTGAAGTCCGCCGTCTGGATGCTCCCCGTTGTCACGTTGGAAAGGGTCACGGTCACGGCTTCCTGGATGCTTTCCAGGCGGTAGGCAATCCATAGCTTGAACGCCATATTGTGGACTTTCTTTCTAAGGCCGTCAATCTGCAACTGCAATTTCCCGGCCACGTCCCCGGCAAGTTCATCCTGCTTTCCCTGGAACCACTTTTCCCATTCCGCCGCCTGGGTTTCCATGAAATCTTTTGTCAGCCTGGCATATTCTTCCACAAAGGAAAGGCGGTCCTTTTCCATTGCCTTTTTCTCTTTGTCAAGCCAGGCATTGAACTTTTCCAAATCAGCTTCCCGGCCATCCGTGAAATCCCGGATAAGTTCGGTATACTCTTTCACAAAGGCGGCATGGTCTTTTTCCATTGCCTTTTTTTCCTCTGTGAACCAAGCGTTGAACTGTGAAAGGAATTGTGAGAAATCCAGTTCCTTGAACTGTGAAGCCACGAACCCACACACGGAATCGTCCGCCCTTTCGTCCGTTATGTCCGCCTGGGTAATCGCCACCGCCCCGGCCCTCACATAGACACGGGCCAGGCTCTTTTCCTGGATTACGTCATTGTTTATCAGCCCCGGCGGCTGCGGCTTGCTTGAAAACGCCCCCTCCCGGATGAATATGCTCGGCCTGCGCTCCGTTTCGTCATTCCGCACAATCACCCGGTCAATCCTGGGAAGCGTTCCGCTTGCCTGGCTCACGGTAAGCGGCAGGACGGCGGTATTGTGTATGGTGTGGAGATTGATATAGGCGTACCCTTTGCGGCTTCCGCCGTCCACCCTTACTTCCATCCCGTCCCCTGCCGTGACTTGCAAATGGCCGTATACAACGCCCTCTTTGTAGAAAGGTGCCTTATCTTCGTTCATGTCCTGGCCGTTGTATCTGCGCTCATTATCGTTCAAATCCGTGGCGTTGTAGAAGAAACCCCTTACTGCCATTGTCTTTTCCTCCTTTCCCCTAATCGTCCCATTTTATTGCCGTGGGCAGGGCATCCCCAAACGTGGGGACAACGTACATCCCCCCGTATTCGTAAACCTCGCAAAGTTCCGTTATCCTAAGATTCTGTGACGTGCCCCATTTTTTCTTCTTGACGGTCACAACGTCCCCCAGGTCATAATCTTTTTGGTAGGTGAAATTCACGTCCGCTTCGGCTTCAGCTTCAAAGTTTTCAAATACCTTGTTTTCGTTTAGGTATTCCTGCCCCCTGGTCCGCAATGCGGCCAGGTATGCCGCTTCCGTCATTTCATCCTTGTTTATGTCCTTTGCATCCAGGAAAACCTCCCGCAAGTCAAAACCGCTTCCGCCGCCCACGGTCACATAGACACGGTTCAATCCCTCCCCGGCCCCTCCCACAATTACCTTGGTTTTCATGGTTGCATCACTGTAATTATGCTTTGCCTGGTTCAGATTATCGTAGCTTTCCGAAAAGATGACCCTTGGATTTTTCCCTTGTGCCTGGGTTCTGTCTATCCCCTTGTAGGTTTCAAAGGTCATGGTCTTTTTCTTGAAATCCGGCACCACACGGAACCCTATTTCCGCATACCTCGCCAGTTTGGTGAGGTATTCCAGGACGTTCTTGTAAGTGGCCTGGAACTGTATCTTTGTCTTGTCCCCGGTCCCCTCCGCAATCTGCAATAGGGGGACTGCTGCCATCCTGCCCAACATAAAGCGCATGGCATCTTCCACGGTTCCGCTGTAATTGAAAAGCGGCCCGGTCAGCCGGTCCCCCAGGTACACGGGCAGGAACTTCCCGTTCCTGGTAATCTCATTTACAAGCGTGCTTTCCTCTTCCGTCTGGTCCCCCCGTATCACGGCGGCTTCCAGTTTGTTGTCCCCTTTGGTTATGACGTTCCCAGGCTTCAAAAGCCTAAGATTTTCCGCCGTCACCGGGCAATGAAGTTCAAACGTCCCACATTCATAATATTTTCTGTGCCACTGTAGGGACGTGTGGTTCTCAATGTGCCCCAACCGTCTAAGGTTGCGGTCATAGACGTGTATCTCCATTCCTACACCCCCAAATATGAAATTCTGTAATATACAGATATGGAAAGGTAGTTCACGCCCTCATCCGCCGAATAGGTAAGGGTGTTTGTCCCGTCCTGCAACTGTATAAAGTCCCCATCTTCATCCAGGTATTCATTTATCACGGTCCCGTACCGCTCAATCACGGCATCCCAATCAATCACCCCGTAAGTGTTCTTGTGGTTCTCAATCTCCGCCTGGGTCACGCCGTCCAAAAGGTATATGTTCTTTTTCCCCGTATAGGTGTTTATGATGACGTACTGGCCGGATGCCATGGTGAAATTGTTCTCCGCATACCCAACCTTTGTGAACTCTCCGCTTTCGGCATGGTATATGGCCGGGTTCTTCACGGCACCGTCCGCATGGAAGATTACCACAATGCCGATATTGTCGGCTCCGCTGTCATTTTCAATTTCCTTTACCAATTCAGCTTCCCGGTGCCCAAATATAACGCCCTCTTTGGGGAAGCACGCCGGGAAAAAGAAATCACTCACCCATGAAGCCATCACCACTTCAATGTCTGCCAGGTCCTTGAAATACGGGTCCGTGCATTTTAGGGAAATGGTATAGTCACGCACCACGCCCGTTGTGGCTCCCGGCAGGATGTTTTCAACCTCATAGTCAATGGTCTTGGCTTCCCCGTCCTCTATATACTGCATGGTCCCGGTCCGCTTTATGGGGAACGTGCGGTATAAAAGGTTTCGGTTCTCCTTATAGTCCTGGTCCATTTCCACGGTCAGCACAATGTTTCTTTCCTTTGCCGTTGCCCCCTGGTAGGTGCTTCCGTCCGTGGTGGTGTTCTCGCTTGTTACCACATTGCTTTCAATCCCGTATATGCCCTCTATGTCTACCAGGTGGAACGGGGTAAACCCGTCCCAGGTAAAGGTCAATGCCACATTCTTGTCGCTTGTGCATATCACTTTAATGTCCGACACTGGATTTACCCCCTTTGCATCCTTAAAATCATGGCCCTGGTCTGTAGCCTGGTCTGTCTGCCCACCTCATAAGGACTTAACGCCTTGGGGCTTGTGATGTTCACATTCTGCACATACCCACCGCCGCCGTTCCCGGCGTTCTCCATGGCCTTATTCCTTGCGCTCCCCGTAAGCGGCGTTACAACCGCCTTTCCGTTTACCATGCTCAAAAGTTCCGGGCCGGCTTCCGCCACCATGGCCTGGCCCTCCCTCAACACGCCGCCCTTTGCCAGTCTTGGCAATGACAAGGTGCCTATCTTCCCCAGGGAAACGCCTGGTATTTCATTGATTACATCAATCACGCCGTTAATCATTCCTATGAATTTATTTACCACGCCCTCTATGGTGGAAAGGCAGCTATTGATTGCCGATTTAAAGGCATCCCCAACGGCGGAACCGATTTTCACACCCACGTCCACGAAACAGCCCTTGATTTTATCCCATAACCCGGAAAAGAAAGAAGTCACGTTGGCAAAGGCGTTCTTTATGTTGGTCCATGCGTTGTCAAACTGTGTCTTGAACCAGGCCGGGACGTTTGAAAGGGCGGTCTTTATCTCCGTCCACCTGGCACCGAACCACTGACCGATTGCCGCAAACACACGGGTCACGTTGTTGTAGGCGTTTGTAAACATGGTAAGGAACCACGTTGCCACCTGGGCCAGGGCGTTCTTTATATCGTTCCAACGTGCCCCAAACCAGGAACCTATGGCCGCAAATACACGGGTCACGTTGTTGTAGGCTTCTGTGAAACGGTCCTTGAACCACTGGCCCACGCCTTTAAAAATCGACACAATCCCGTTCCATATGTCTGAAAAGATTTTCTTTACATTAACGCCGAATCCCTCAAAAAATCCTATAATGAAATTCACCACGGCCTGGATGATATTTTTTGCAAAATCAATGGCGTTCTGCAAGGCATCCTTTATGTGTGAAAAGAATCCCTCAAAATCTCCGCTTAAAAGTGCCGTGAACGCCTGGATGATATTCGTCACGAACTCAACCACGTTCTTAATTGCTGACATGATAGGCTCCGCTGCGGTAATGATTCCGTTCACTATGGAACCGATATATGTAAGGATGAACTCAAAAACTGGCTGTAGCGCATCCAACAGCTTCATAAACGCTTGCTTTATCTGCTCTATGATGGGCTTTATCTTTACCCACATATCAGAAAATGCTTGCTTCACCTTTGCCAGGGCATTGTCCACTTTTTCCCTAAATTCATCATTCGTTTTATAGAGTGACACAAACCCTGCTGCCAGGGCGGCAATGGCGGCAATGGCGATTCCCACCGGCCCGGTAAGCATGGTAAGCACTTTGGCAATGCCGCCCCCTGCCCCCAATGCCCCTTTCAGCTTCACGGCCACGCCGATTATCTTTGAAATCCCGGTGGACATTTTTCCAAAGGCGATTAAGGTCGGTCCGATTGCCGCCACTACTGCGGCAATCTTTATGATGGTCTGTTTCTGGCTCTCGTTTAGGTTCTTGAACCAGTCCGAAAATTCCTTTATCTTATCGGTCACTTTCTTTATTGTGGGCTGCAACGTGTCAAGCAATGTCCCACCTAAATCAATGGCCGTATTTTTCAACTGATTTACAGAAATCTTTATTTTGTTGCTTGTGGTGTCCAGTTTGCCAAAGGCCGTTTCCGTGGCCCCTGCGCTGCTCCCCATCTGCTCCACGGCATCATTCAGCTTTTCCGCATTGTCCCACAACACGTTTGCCGCTTTCCCGGCTTCCGCACTTGAAAACATATTGGAAATGCTTGTGCCGCTTGCATATGCCTGTTCATCCAGGATACTTAGAACGTCTGTAAGGCTCCACCCCTGCTCCATGGCTTCCGCCATAGTAAGGCCGCCCTCCTTGATATGTGACGTTCCCTCGGCAAACGCCTTGGCCGCCGTGCTGCCCTGCTTCCCCAGTTCATTCAACATACTGTTTAAATATGTGGTGGTTTCCGCCGTTGCGATTCCGTTTGAGGTCATCACGGCATAGGCTCCGCAAAGGCTGTCCAGTTCCACGCCCTGGGACTTCGCCGTTGGTATCACCTTTCCCATTGCGCTTGACAGTTCCGCAACGGTTGTCTTGCCCAGGTTCTGTGTCTGTATCAGCATATCGGAAACGTCCGTCACCTTTTCCGCTTCCATCCCGTATGCGTTCATAATCGTGGTGAGGATGTCCAGGGCATCCCCACTTTCGGCAAATCCGGCTTTGGCAAGTTTCGTGGCATTGGAAACGAAATTGACGGCATCCCCGGTGGACTGCCCGGCAGAAATGGCGTTGTAAACATTGTCCGCAATGTCCGTGGCGGCTATCCCCGTTTCATCCGACAGATTCAAGATTGCCGCTTCCAAATCCTCTATGGGGACTTCCGTTTCATCCGCAATGGTGGAAACCTTTGCCATGGCATCTTCAAAACTGCTTGCCATGGTTCCGGCTGCCACCCCTGCCCCCGTAATGGCCGTGGTGACGGGCAACATTTTTTTGCCCAGGTTGGTTGACGTTTCCCCAATCTTCCCAAAGGCGTTCCCCACCTTTTCCAGGGTGATATTGCTCTGCCTGGCTTCCTCTTCCAACCTTTTCAATGATTGTTCGGTTGCTTCAATCTCACGTTTTAAGGCACGGTATTGTTCCTCCGAAACCTCGCCCCTTTTAAACTGTTCTTCCACCTGGGCTTCCGCCGTTTTCAGAACGTCCAGTTTTTCCTTTGTTTCACTTATGGCCTTGGAAAGAAGTTGCTGCTTTTGTGCCAGGGCTTCCGTGTTTTTGGGGTCCAGTTTCAACAGCTTTTCCACTTCTTTTAGTTCTGCCTGGGTGCTTTTTACTTTCCCCTCTACGCCGGAAAGGGCCTTTTCAAGTTTTGTCGCATCTCCGCCAATCTCGATTGTTATGCCTTGTATGTTGTTTCCGCCTTTCCTCGCCATAGCATCAGCCCCCTTTCCTCTTGAAATTCTTCCGCAAGCCCTCACGGTCCGGCTTGGTCTGCTCCATACGCCAACAGTTTTTCAGATATTCCCGGCCCTCTTCTGTCCTGGAATTTTCAAATATCATTGCTTCACGCATAAAGAAAAGATAGGTGTCAATCTCCATTTCCTGGACCGTGTATATATCCACATGGCAATAGTCCATCACCAGTTTTTCCGGGCGTGTAAGCAATGTGTACGGTATCTCTTCCCCTTTATCCTGGCGTGGATAAAAGGGAATGGTTAGTTTGGGTTCATTTTCAGTTCGTCCACAAACTCCATATAGGCTTCCAGGATTGCCGTACACTCTTCAATGTCGTAATCCTCCAGGTCCTTTTCCGTGACCCTCACCTTTGCCATATTATTGTTAAGGACCGCCGCCAACAGTCTGTAAATGGCTTCTGTGTCCTCCACTGTGGCGTTTTCCTCTTCCATGCCCTGGATTTCCTTAATGGCTTCAAAGACTTGTTTCTGCGGCATCCTCACAATGATTTTCTTTCCTTTTTCCACCACGTTCCCGTCCTTGTCCGTCTTATCTTTCAGCGTGAACGGCCAGAACGTCCTTTTCAGCTTGTTGCAATTAAATTCCTTTACTGCCATGCCCTCATTCTCCTTTCATGGAATAAGCGGCCTGGGGGCTTCTCCCTGGCCGCTCTTACGGTCTTATGCTCCGCCGCCGGGTTCCTCTTCTGTGCCTTGTCCCCCTCCGCTTTCCGGTCCTGCCGCTTCCTCTGTAACGTCCATATCCTCTTCATACAGAATAAGCGTGCCCTCCTTGTCCATGGGCTGTGCCTTGAACTCCGCATCAATGACGGTTTCGCTGTCCTTGGCAAAGGCAATGGTAAATCCGGCCTGGTTGTTTCCAACGATTGTTACCCTCACGTCCCCGTCCACCGGGTCTTTATGCACAAAATGGAGAACATACTTCTTTCCGTCCGCATTGCCGATTCCTCCAATCTTCACAATGCGTTTCTTCCTGGCCTTGTCCTCCGTGACCCTTGCCGTCTGGCATAACTTCTGTAAGGTGGTTCCGCACCAGGTCATAATCCCGGATTTAAGGGTTGCTTCCTCTTCCGTGATGATTACTTTGGAAACCTTGCCCATATCGTCCTTGGCTTCATAGAAAGAGGGCGCATACTCGATTTCTGCGCCGCCCTTGATATGCCCCAGGCGGTTTTCCTCTTTTTCCAGTTCCTCATTTGTCGGCAGTTCCTTGTCTGCCCCCATGAACTCCGTACAATACAAATCGCCGGAACCCAAAACAATGCTTTCTTTGTTCATGCTCTCTTCGCTCCTTTCGTCTTGGTAAGCAATCCCTTTACCTCATAGGCCGTTTGGAAGCACTCTTCATCCGGGATAGGGGCAAGGTACATTTCATATCCCACATCCGGGAAAATCTCTGCTTCCATCTTTCCGGCCAGGTCCTCCCGTTCTTCATCATCCGCCACGGTATACAATTCCAGGTCAAAATCCCTTGCCTTTAAATTGTTTAGGTTGTCCGCTCCCCTGCCCGTGTCATGCGGAAGCATATAGACCATATAGGGAAGCGGCGGCACCGGGTCATCAACGGTTCCCTCAAATTGGTTCTTCGCAAGCGGTATTCCGTATTTTACAGAAAATTCCTTTGCCCTCTGCACCAGTTCTTCAACCCCCACGCTATCCCCTCACTTTCTGCGCTATCTTCTGTACGGCCAGTTCCCCCAGGGTGTCATTTACGGGGTCAACGTGTTCAAATGCCCTTACCCTGCCGCCATTCCTCGATTGGTGGCCTTTTTCCAGTAAATGAATTATCTGGTAATGGTTCTTGTTATGCACGGAATAGCTGTTTATTCCCGTTATAACGGATGCCCGGCTTGTCCTCTGGTCATATGTCCAGTCCTTTGCATATCTCCCGGTCCGCTTCGTGTATGGTCCGCCTTTTTTCAATTCCCCTGCCGCCATTGCCGCCAGTTCCTCAAATGTTTCGTTTGCCGCACGCTTTACGGTATTTTCGTTCCATTCCTCCAACTGTGACATTATGGCATCCCCCAGGCCGTCAATGGATGTCCTCAATTCTTACCAACCCTTTCCCCGGCGTAAAGTTCAATCTTCCCGTCACTCTTGGGGCCGTATGTCCGATAGACGGCCAATGTCCTGCCGTCCACCATGATTTCCGTCTGCCCCTCATATTCAAATCCCCAAACCTCAACCATCATGGATGCCTTGAAACTCTTCTGTCCTGCTGCCGTAAATTCATCACGGCCTACCGGGTGTATGGTCCCATAGGCTTCCTTTTCCAGGTATTCCTTTTGGTTCTTCTTAACCAACAGCTTCACTATTGCTTCGATTGTAGCCACCGCCCTTTATTTTCGTGCAAATCATGTTATAGGATTCCATCAGCTCCTTGTGGTTGGCCGGGTGCCCAAAGTTGGCATCCGTATAGAGTAAAGCGGCTTCCACAATCAACGGGTCCTTTATGTCCTCCGGGTCTAAGTATGACGGATGCACCCCTATCCGCTTTAGGTCTGCAAGGGCAACCTCTACCAGTTGCCCCACGTCCCCGTCCAGGGCATCCTTTGACATTTTGCGAATCCTCAATTTTGCCCTGGAAATCAGTTCTTCCTTTGTCATGCCCTGCCGCCTTTCCTGCCGCCTACTTTGCCGCCGGGTTCTTTACACGGATGAATCCATTCTTGGCAACCACGTTTCCGCCCATGAACACATCCGCACGGTAAGCAACCTGGCCCTGCTTGAATTTGTAATGCTCGGATTTCCTTGCATCAATATCACTGAAAATTGCCACTTCATAATTACTTAACGGGCCGTATGCCATGGCATATGCCCCGGCGGTTCCGCCAACCTCTCCGCAAGCGGAATTTATGATAAAAGGCACTTCATCAATGGTTCCCGTGTTTCCATGGTTCTTGATTGTGTACACCTTGCGGCCCTGCTTGTCACGCAACTTTGCGAACTTTTTAAGGTCCTTTTTGTTGAGGATAAGCACGGCAACGTCCTCCACATCTTCATCACCGCCATAGGAATAGATGATTTCATCCAGGGTCCCGTCATCAATGGCCGTAATCGTGGTGATGTCCGTAGACGGGTCAATGACTTGTTCCTTTTCCTCTGTGGGATTGAAAAAGATTCCACGGAACTTTCCAGTTCCGCCCGGCCCCACTAAAATCTGTCTGGAAGCGTAACGCTTGATTGCACGGGTCACGCTGTCCTCCACCACGGCATCATAATCCGCATCCGGCAATTTAATCATTTCTTCCGGCTCTTCGGCATAGGCCGTGATTTTCTCCCGTACAATCTCCGCATAGTTAAATACCGGCTCGGAAGCGTTGTAGTCCGCTCCCTCTGCGGTGCTTCCTGCCCCGTCCCCATAGGAAACCACATAAGGCCGCTTGTAGCTTTCGCCGCCCGGAAGCGGAACGGTATGCACCCGGTCAATGAGGGAAGATACATTGTTGAACGTGGGGGAAATGTCCGGGCTGTCATGCTGCGGCATCACGATCCCGTTGGCGGTGGAAAGTGCGTTCCTGGGGCTTGCCAAAGCCTTTGCCTTATAGGTTACTTTCTTCCCGTCCTTTAACGCCCTGCCGCTCTTCGCCCTGGCCTGGTTCTTCGGCTCTCTGCTCCCCTCTCCGGCTCCCGGTTCCTCTGCCCCCTCTTCCGGGTCCGCCGTCCCTGCCGCCGTGGCCGCCGCCATCAGTTCTTCCCTTACCTTGATTTCATCCAGGATTTCACCAATCAGACGGGCTTCGTCCATGGCATCCGTCAATTCCTGGCCGGAAAGTGCCTGGGCTTTCTTCCCCAGGTCCGCCACACGGCTTTTAAGTTCCTTTTTGGAAAGTTTCATCAACTCTTCTCTTGTCATTGCTCTATTCTCCTTTCTTACTCCCTCACCTTGCCATGTACTCCATGGCAAGTGAAACAATCTCTTTCCGTCTTTCCTGCTCCCCGGTGTCCTGCTGCCCTGCCGCTCCCTCCGGCTCCAATATCTCCTTTGGCGCATTATGGCAATACAGTTTCGTGTAATCCTGCACCGCTGCGGCAATGGTGTTTTCCTCCCCCACCTTTACCCGGAAATATTCCGCCGCCTGGCTCCCGTTCAGCCACGTTTCCGCTTCCATCAGCCCTTTCACCGTTTCAATGTCCACGCCCTCCGCCAGGTGTTCGGCGTAAATGCTCCAAATGCCGCTTTCCACGGCATCCAGGGTTTCCGCCATCTTCCTAAGTTCCGTGGCGTTCCCCTCGCATCCTGCCCATGGCTTGTGAATCATCAGATAGGCGTTTGACGGTATGGTGGGCATATCGCTGTCCGCAAAGGCAATGACGGAAGCAATGGACCCGGCCAGTGCATCCACATGGACGGTTTTCTTTCCCTGGTATCTTTTCAGCATATTGTAAATGGCAATCCCGGCGAATACCGAACCGCCGCCGGAATTGATGTATATGTTTAAATCCTTTCCCCCTGCTTCCGCCAGGAAATTCTTTATCGCTTCCGGGTACTGGTCCTCTTCCTGCCAGGCTCCCCACCAGTCCGAAACAATGTCCCCGTAGAAATACAGGTCCACGGTGGTTTCCGTTTCGTTCTTGAACTCATAGAACCTTTCCACGGTTGCGTGTGCCCCGTCCCGGCACGCCATAAATCTTTTCTTTGTCCCCGGCATCCTCCTAACCCCCTTTCATGGCCGTAAAATAAGCACGGGCCGCCGCTTCCATTGCCCGGCGTTGTCTGTCCTGCTGCCCCGGCGGCGGTTCCCCATCTCCGCCCTGCTGCCCGTCCTGCCCCACCTGGTAAAGGCTCTGGTCCCCGGCTTTTACATAGTTCAGCGAAACCATACGCACGTCCCCGTCCTCCGTTGGCGGATAATACATAAGTGCCCGGTACTCGTTTATTGTCATGGCTCCACGGTCAAACATATTTCCGCCGATTGTGTCCCTGGTCTGCAATGTGGCATACTGCAAAAGGTTGGCGGTGAACTCTATCTTGTTTCCATACCCTATTTCCCTTGGCGTAAGAAGTTTAAATGTGAACTCATACCCCAACTGGATTGCTATAGGCTCAACCACGTTTTCATAAAATGAAATCCATTCCTGGTCTGAAAGGGTGGAAGTCAGCACCTTTTCATTCACGCCGTAATATCTGTACACGTTGTCACGCAAGAAAGTAATCTGTGCGGTGGGCAACGGCGTTGTCTTTGTGTTGATTTCATGGAACTCGTATGTGCTGTCCAGTGCCGCAACTCCCCCGGCGTTGGAAGCGTTCATGTATGATTCCTGAAACTCCCTGGCCTTTTCCTTTAGTTCCTTGTCATCCGCAAGGTTGCTATATTTCAGATAGCCGGAAAGGCTGTTTGAATGGTTCACAATGTTTTTAATCATTTCCCCGGACGTTTCCACAAGGTCCAGGCTCCGCTTTAACTCAATGTCCGGGGATGTCCCCAGGAACCGCTTTTTGTTGTACCTTGCCTTTATGTGGATGACGTTCTGGTAAGGCACCGTGTACGTTTCCCCGTCATAATCCCAACGGAAGCGGAATAGGACGTTGTGGCGGTCATCCTCGAAAATGCGGTAACTTTTCGTTGTAATTGGCTGTATGCTCGTTACCCTTGTAAAATCCTCATTGTAGAAAATCACGGAAAAGGAATTGGAAGTATAAACCAAATCGGATGCTATGCGGTAAAGGAAATCATAGGTTGACATTTCCGGGCATGGCCGCAATGTCAAAAGCCTTGCCAGGTAGTCATTTTTCACCGTCAGCCCTTTTTCATCCTTTCGGATTACCTGGGGCTGTAGCTTCCCCACGTTCTTTGCTATGGCATCCGCTATGGCCCCTACAATGTCATTGTCCCGTAAGGTTCCCGTTGGCACATATTCCCCACGGCTCAATAAAAGCGGTCTGTACTTCGCCCTAAAGGCTCCGAATACGTTTGCAATGATTCCCGTACTATTACCCCCTTTCCTCAAAAATAGGCCCATGGAACACGCCCATGGACCCATTGTAAATATTTTCGTGTTGAAATTCTGACCCACTTTAAAATCCTGCTGCCGGATGCCCCCTATGCGGCTTCGTTCAACAGCTTCTTTCCAATCTCGCTATGGTATTTTGAAACCATTGTCATTGCATCAAAGACAGAAACCGCCCCGTCTATCCTCAAACGCTTCTCAATCTTCACGGGCTTCATGCGGCTGTCATTCATGTTGATTTCCACGGCCACGTTCAAAAGGTGGGATGCCAAAAGGGTGTTGTCCCCCAGGTTATACTTTCCGTCCTTTAAATCCCCCTCGAATTGGTGTAGGATAGGCGTTAGGTTGGTCCCCTGGTAAACGTCATCCGTCTGGAACCCGGCCATTTTAAGTTCGTCTATCAGATACCCGGCCATGTATCGGTCATAGCCTATTTTCAGAGGGCGGATTTTATAAACCTTTACCAGTTCTATAAACCATTTGTAAACGTCCTTATAATCCACCTGGTTTTCCCCGGATATTTCCAGGAACCCCCGTTCCCGGTGCAAGTTGTATGGCACGTTATCTTCATTCACAGCCACTTCATACCGTTTCTTTGGCATATAGAACTTTGTTATGACGTTCCATTTCCCGTTCTTCCAGATAACGATTGATGCCGCCGTAAGGTCCGTTGTGCGTGAAAGGTCTATTCCGCCCACGCAATAACAGCCCCGGAACTGCTCCAAAGTAAGGTGTATGTCCTCGTTTACGGCTTTCATCACGTCCCAATAGTCAAGCCATGCCACACTGGAATTCTGCTTGATATTGCAATACTTTGTGAGGAACTCCACTTTCTTTGATAGGGATGCCCTGGCAATCTCTATCTGCTCAATGTAAAATTCCTCCGTCACGGAAACGCCCAGGTTGGGATTGCTCTTTTTCAGTTCTTCCAGGCTGTCCCACTTCTCTATATCGTCAATCATGTAAAGGAAAGGCAGAATCCGGCTTTCCTTGGAATTGCCCTTTAGGAATGACGTTGCACGCCGCATCAGTTCGTCATATACCCCGTCATTTATGTACCCTGCCGTTGATATGGACAATATAAGCGGCTGCTTCCTGGCCCCCAGGGCGGAAGTCATTACTTCGTACTGCTTCAATCCCTGGTCCCCCGGCCAGGCTTCCATTTCATCATTGACAACCATCTGCGGATTGAAACCGTCTGATTTTTTGGAATTAAAGGCAATCTTTTTGATGCTTGTGTTAAATTCCTTGATGTAAATGTCACTCCGGCGTTTCTTCGTGATGCTTTCCAGTTCGTCATCCGCCTGGACAATCTGGTAAAACGCATCATACACAAGGTCCGCCTGGTCCAATTTAGGGGCAAGGAAATAAACCTTTGCCCCATACTCCCCATCTATATACGCCATGTATGCCGCTATAGCGGCGGCGAATAATGTTTTCCCGTTCTTACGGGCAACAACAACGAAAACCTCCCTAAACTGCCTATACCCGGTCTTTTTATCCATGATGCCGAATATGGCACTTACAATGGCTTTCTGCCACAATTCTAATTTCAGTAAATCGTTACGGCCCTCGGAATGGTGGCAAAAGTTTTCTATAAAAGTTATGGCCTTGTCTGCCTTTTCTCCGTCAAAATCCCACTTGCCACTTTTAAGGCCATCCACAAGGATTTTGTAAATGGTCCTTATCCACTCGCCTACGGTTACGGTGCCGTTTTGTATTGCATCCCAATACTGAAAGATATAATTATTTTCCATTCCTCAACGCCGCCAATCTGCTTATGTTCTTTTTCTCCTTTGGCGGCAGATATTCAATAAGCGTGTGGATTATGGCCGTATACTGGCGTGAATACTTTTCATAAATTGTGGCAGACGGGTGGGCCTTTACAAACTTCTGGGAAGCGTTCACGGTTTCCGTTGTAAGCCCCTCTTTTTTCAGTTCTTCCTTGGCCTGGAAGCACGCCACTTTCAGAAATGCCGCTTCCTCTATCAGCGAATTTACCAGGTTTTTCTTGTCCTCATCATCTATCCCGTCAAACATTGGCTTTAAAAAATCTATCTCTTTTTTTATCCGGGCCGGTGTGATTTTGTTTACTCTTCTCTTAGGTTTCGTGTCGGATTTCTCTTTATTTTCATCC